CCTTCCGCCACACAGATACGGGACGAAGCGGTCCGGCATTCCGTTGACAAGCTTGTCGCAATCGCAAAGGCGGAAGGACGGCATTCGGACTCATTTGCCAGGGTAATGTCAACCCTCGGGGCGGAATACGGGAAACTCGGGAAGAATCGTGACGGTCAATCCGTTGTTGCCGAAGCGGTTGACATTATCGAGTTTCGGGAAGGAAAAGGGGTTTTATGAACGAAGACAGCCTTGACCCGTTCAAAAACGAAGGTTTCCGCGCCCGGCTTGAAGAACTCCGAGGACAGCAGAAAAACGGCCTAATTGCGGGGCTTCAGGTGTTTCAGCGGATTGAATTCACCGCGGCCCGGCTTCCCTGGACCTTCCCCTTTGCCTATCGGACTCAAAAGGGCGTCACATTCGAAGCCTTCAAGCTTCGCCGGGACCCTTGCTTCCGCCTCATTGTCCGCCTGTGGCCGATATACGGCCCGGGAAGGCTTATGGTTACCGCCTGGGCTGGTTCAGGCGTCAAGGTCCTGAAGGTCATAGACCCGGACGAAGGAAACGATTCTAGGGGGAATAGATAGCACCGGGTTGAAAAAGGTTGAAGCGGGTCAATCCCGCGGAAAGGAGCCAGGTGGAAAAGATCGAAATGTGTGAATGCGGGGGGCTTCGGCGTCCGGGGTCCGTTGACAAGGCGTGCGCGCTTGTTTTCTGTTTGCGTTGCGGCTTCAGTATCCGGCCGCGGTTGCAGGACCGAATCAGATTCTTGATGGCCGGCGGATTCCAGGTGACAACGGACCAGACACACGACGTGGCGCAGGTCCGCGTAAAACAGGGGGAAAAGACCCTTGCATTTGGTGACGGCCGGACACTCCCGGACGCCCTTGATTGTCTCGGATGGATAGACGGGGAATATCACCCGGACCCGCGCGCTTGTGACGCCCTGACAGAATCCGCCGCCTGGGACGCCACGCAACCCGGCGCCCCGGCCTTCGCAATCGTCAGCATGGACACGGAAGCCCTTTGCCGCATTGTGTTGAAGTCGGAAGCCCATTTGCCGTTTTCGCCATGGTCCGTTGAAGCCTTTGACCTTGCCGGCGAAGGGCGCCCGGTTGCGGCGATTCAGGACGCCGCCGGCAACTTCGTCCTTGCAAGCGTTGAAGGCGAAGCCGGGAACGGCGCGGCAACCCTTCAAGCTTTGTCGTTTATACGTCAAGCGGTCCCTGTCCTTGCGACCCGGGCGCAACGATTCGGAGCGGTCATTCAATGCCTTGTCGAAGCCTTGAATAATCCCCACAACAACGATGGTTGGAATGCAGCAATTAAGGCGGCCGAAGCGATAGGCTTCAAGGCCGGCGCGGCCCCGGCGAAACGTCACGAAGGGGCGCCGTTCTGTCCGCAATGCGGCCGGCATATGAAGCCGACCGTTGCCCGGGTCCCGAATCCCGCAAACAGGAATCAAGTTGGTTGCGTTCAAGGCGAACGCGCGGACCTTGTAGCCGTTCAAGCTTGGGTTTGCAAATGCCCCCCCGTTGTGATAGGGTGACAACATGAATCCGTGGCAAATCACATTCACGGTCAACGGAAACCCCGTCACGAAGGGAAGCTGGAAGTTTCTCGGGCGCGGACACGTTGTCCCGGATAATCCCGCTTCCCTTGCCTGGGAAGCCCACGTCCGGGCGCAAGCAATGAAGGCGCGGCTTCAATCGCAAGTCCCGCAAGACTTCTTCCTTGAACGCTATCCGGCAACCCTGTCCTTGTCCTTCAGGGTCCCCCGGCCGGATTCGCACGTCACCGTGGGGGGACTTCTTGCCCGGGGCGCAAGCGCTGTCCCGGACCTTGCGTCTTCAGGGGACATTGACAAGTTGACCCGCCTTGTCATGGACGCCCTTGCCGGCGTCTTCTACAAGAATGATGCGCAAGTGGTTTGGCTTGACCGGATATGCAAAACATACGCCACCGAAGGAACGGCGCCCGGGGTTGACGTGACGATAAGCTTTGAAGGGTGACAATGAACGCGAACAGCAAAGGCGGGAAATACAACAAACCGGGACGAACGAAGGCTTTCGTTGCGCACTACCTGAAGACGTTCAACGCAACAGCTTCCGCCCTTGCCGCGGGATACTCGCAACGAACATCCTACAGCATTGGGCCGCAACTACTGAAGCGCCCGGACGTTATCGCGGCCCTGAAGGCATTCCGGGACAAGGTGGACAAGGAAGCCATTCTTTCCTTCGAAGAACGCGCGCGGATTCTGTCCGAAATCGCCAGGGCGCAAGTCCAGGACTTCGTCACGTTCAACGAAGGCGGCACGGTCACATTGAAATTGAACGCGGAACAGAAGAACCGGATTTCCCTGAAGCGAATCAAACAACGCGTGGAGTCTGAAGACGCCGGCGGCGGATTGATAACGGACCTTGAATTGAAGGACACGATTGCCGCTATCCGGGAATTGAACGAAATGTTTGGGGACCACGCCCCGAAGCGAATTGACGCCAGGGTTTCCGGCCTTGAATCAATGACGGACGAAGAATTGACCGCGGAACATGAAAGACTCAAAAACCTTGGCGATAGAATTGCTGCTGGAAAAGCGAAGGTTGGAAACGCTTGCCCGGACTGACTTCTTGACCTTCCTTGCCCTTGTCTGGTGGAAGCCCTGGCCCCTTCAAATCGGCCGGCATACCGCCGCGGTTTGCCGCGCGATTGACGAAGCGATTGAAGCCTTCCTGGCCGGACAGTCTTCAAACCTTGACGTGGAAATCCCCTACCGCCACGGCAAAAGTGATATGGTTTCCCGCGCCCTTGTCCCCTACTTCCTCGGGCGGACGCTTCACCTTCACCCGGACGTTATCCTTTCCGGGTACGGTGATAGCCTGGTCCAGGGATTCAGCAAGGAAGCGAAGGTCATCATTGCTTCGAAGGCGTATCGGGCGATTTTCCCCGCGGTTGCGGTTGCGGCCGGGTCCGATGCCGCCGCCGAATGGCGCCTTGTTGGATCCTCGGGACTCGTCACCGCGGCCGGACTCGGGGGAAGTTTGACCGGGAAAGGCGCCCACCTTCTTGTCGTTGATGACTATTGCAAAAACCGCGCGGAAGCCCGGTCCGAAACTTTCCGCCGTAATCAGTGGGAATCCTTCGGGGACGCTATGACCCGGCGCGCCCCGGTATCAATAGCGCTTTTGTGCGCAACTTCGTGGCACGTTGACGACTGCCGCGGCCGGCTTCGGGAAACGGAAGGGAAGGACGATTCCTTCCCGCGGTTCAAGCGCCTGTCCTTCCCGGCCCGGAACAAGGACGGAAGCTTCCTATTCCCCGAACGCTTCCCGGCGGCGTGGTATCTGAATCAATACGCAACGCTCGGATCCCAGTGGGCTTCGGCCCTTCTTGATTGTTCACCCGTTGCCGATTCCGGCAACCGCTTCCGCGTTGACCTTGTCCGGGAAGAAGACTTGTCCGCCTTTCCTGAAGGCCGATACATTCGCGCATGGGACCTTGCGTCTTCGAAAAAAGAGCGGGACAAGGATTCCCCGGATTTCACCGTTGGGACCCTCGGGCTTGCCCTTGAAGATTCAAACGAGCGGAAGCATTTATGGATCAAGGACGTTGTCCTTGGTCAATGGGAAGCCCCGGAACGGAACAAGCGCATCCTTTCCGTAACCGAACAGGACGGACAAGGGGTCCCGGTTGCCATCGAAGCCTTTGGCGCCTACAAGGACGCTTTCACCGAAATGTCGTCAATCCTTCGCGGCCGGCGGACCGTGACGGCGTCACGAATGCCCGGGGACAAGTCCGCGAAGCTTGCGGAACTCGAACCAATCTTCGAAATCGGAAACGTACACGTGCCCCGAAACGCCCCTTGGCTTGACGAGTGGCGCCGGCAATTCAAGGCGTTTCCAAATGGCAAGCATGATGATGCTTGCGATTCCGCGGCAATATGCTACTATGAATCCTTGAAACCTGGAACTTTTCTTGTTCCATACGATTAGCGGGGGATTTTATGTCCGAAAACGAAGCGTTGAAAACGGTGACAACCCGCGTCAATCCTGTCCTGAAGGAACGGCACGACCAGCTTGAAGTCAACTTGCTCGGATTGAAGGGCGGCCGCCCCTACGTTGACGCGCGGCTTTCGCGGTTCACCGGCGAATCCACTTCGGACTGGCAAGGGACAACCCGGAAGGACGGGTCCGCGGTATCCGGGCGCAAGGCTCAATCGCATTGCATTCCCTACCTCGGGAGAATCGCGGAAAAGATCAACCAGCACGTTCTAGGGGTCCGGCCGGACCGCGCGAACGCGGACCCGATTGTCCTTGCCGACATTACCGCGGACGGGGAATCAATCAATCAATTCTTCCGGCGCCTGAATTCCCTTGTGACCGCTTGCCGCTGGGCGTGGATCGGGCTTGATATGCCGGCCGTCCCCTCGGGGTCAATCTCGCAAGCCGACAAGGAACGCTTGAAGCTTCGTCCTTACTGGAAACTCTATTCCGCCCTTGAAGTCGTTGACTGGAAGATTGATTCGAACGGCGGAATTCAGTGGCTTATAACCGAAGAAGACCTATACATTTCATCGGACCCGTTCACCCCGGCCGCAAGCCAGAAGGTCCGCCGGCTTTGGGAACGCGGCAAGGTGACAACCTACGGCAAGGACAAGGAAGGCGCCCCGGTTCAGATTTCCGAACAGCTTCTTGAAATCGGTCCCGGCCGGCCGCTTCCGGTTGTCCCCTTTGTCCTTGTCGGGGAAATTTCGGAGGACCCTCACCAATTCGACAACCTTGAAAGCGTCAACCGCACAATCATGGACCTTGAATCCGCGAACCGGGCG